AATTGTTATATTTTTAGGTAAATTTGTTGAAACATTAATATAAAGCTGATTCTTAAACTTGTCAAAATAATGAGCTAAATCAGTTGATGTTGTATTACGAATTTGTGAAATAGTGCTCCATGATGCATAATTGTAAGCGTAATCAGTCATGTTATAAATATTTCCAAGACCGGATAATATTTGCCACTGACTTGCATACATTGGATCCATTGTCACAGAATTACCATTATCATCAGCCTCAGCCATAAAGCCCTCAGCTCTTCTTACACCAATAACTGAATTAACTTTATAAGGTTCCATATCAATACACTTACTAAATGGAACTGTAATTAGTGAAAATGTATCAATATAGCGCTGAATTTCACGCAAAGAACTGTTAATAACCTTTATTAAAGATGCATCAGACAGCTCAAAATCCACAACATCTCCAGTGAGTTGTAATCGGATTTCGTTTTTAAGCATTTCCATATCCATTTTAACTCACCTCAATTGTTAACTGAATTATTCAGCTGCTTCAGTTTCCTCTGCAGCTGCTTCAAGTTCTGCAATCTTTGCATCTTTTTCAGCAACCTGAGCCTCAAGATTAGCAACAGCCTGCTGGAGATCAGCAATTTCTTTTTCAAATGCAGAAGTGTCAACAGTAGATTCTGAAGAAGACTCAGAGCCACCATTGAGTGTGATAGTCTTTGCCTCTTCGTCAACAATAATTACAAATTCAGGATTCTCAACAGGCTTGTTATCTTCGAATGTAATGCAGATATCACGATTTTTATTCTGGTATACAAACATTTTTTATTCTCCTCAAAGAAATTTATGTATTTATACTTTTACCACGGTATACAAGTCACCATCATTGATAACTGTGTAACCATCAGCAACAAAGTTTGTTAATCCGCCTGGCTCCGTTTCTGCTTTAGATGGGTCAAACTTATAGAATGTACCACCCTTAACAATAATTTTACCAGGGTTCTTATCATTTAGATTGAGTGTCCACTTTGGAGTTTCACATTCAAAATATCCACCGTTAATCTCAACAACACTATCGTTCTTTACATAAATAAGATCAAAGTGAGCAGGATCAACTGATGCAGTTGCACCAATATTTGTAAATGTACCACCGTTAATTGTTACATCGCCACCATCAGCCCAGATAGCCATATTATAATCATTCTTACCAACACCATTGATAGTGCCATTACCATTGATTGTTAAATGACCACCTGCAGTAACTTTATAAACACCAATACCATCAGTGTCCTCAGGTATACTGATTGTTTTACCGTTAAGATACAGATTAACAATTTCGTTTATTTCAACTGCAGTATCATAAACAGTATCTTCAGTAACAATAGTGTTGTTACCTGGTGTGATTTCAGTACCATTGACAACAAGCTGATTGTCAACAACGTTGAGTACATATTCTGGATTGGTGACTGGCTGATTATCTTTGAATGTAATACAGATTGATCTGTCTTTATTCTGATAAACAAACATCAAGGTCATCTCCAAAAAATAATTAAAACATGTTATTTATAACATTTCAATGTTATATAATATATAATACAATAATAAACAAAATTAATAACATTAAGTAACTTATAGTTACTTAATATAATATTATTATATTTATTATATATTATATTAGTTATTACATTTATTATGTGGAATTTTAAGGGTTACACAAAAATTTAGAAAAAATTTACACTTGTTGATAAACAGTTGAAATAAAATTTAGAAAAAATTTACGAATGGATCCATTTTATTATTCAGTTTTTAACATCAATAAATGATTCTTTTTATTTCTGATCCAAAACAAGTTGTTTTTTCCTTGATTACATTATATAATAATTATACTTAAACATCAACTATAAAAAATGAGGCTTGTGGTTTCACAAGCCTCATTCAATAGGTTTATTAGATTAATTAGTCGACAATACGACCCTTGATCAAGAGGTTCTTGTTGAGCATCTTGAGGTCGTACAGAGTGGACCAACCCTGACTCATACCACCATCTGCATAGCCGAGGAGCTGAGTAGGTACTACTGCCATATAAGGAGCATATACTGCAGCAGAGCTCATCATATCGTTACCATTGCAACCAACAACGAATGTGCCAGCTTCAATGTTTGGTGTTACAAATACCTTTAAGCCATTAATGGTACCTGCGAAGTAAGGACCATTGATCTGACCTGCGGGAGCTGCATGCCAAGCTTTAACGATAGAGAGTACAGGAAGCAAGTTAGAAGCGCAAAGAACGTAGTTAGGAGCGAACTTCTTAGTACGATCATAGATCTTCTGCTTAGCAATCTCGAGGATTTCAGCGAAGCCCTCATAGTGCTCTGCTTTAGATACACCAACAGGAAGAGTCTTAGACCATTCAAGTTCGGTATCTGCTTCTGCATTTGCAACGAGCATATTTGTAATCTCAGTATCGATTTCGTAGCTGAGCTCACCAACAGCTTTTTCAGCAAGCTGGTCGCCAAGATCTACACCGTAATCGGTCTTAGACTGATATGCAGCGATCTGAGAGTAGTAAATTGCAATTCTACGAGCTTTTGCAACAAGTGCAATAGACTTCATCTCAGCTTTGATCATAGGCAGATCATTCTGAGGAATTACAACGTTGTTATACAAGTACTTAACTTTACCTGCAGACTCAGCAGTATAAACACCATTTTCGTCAGCTTCAAGAGCAACGTACTCGGTGGCGCCATCTGCAAGGAACTCAACAGTACCAAACTGAGGCTTCCAAGCAAATACAATTTCACCAGCTTCTACATTTTCAACAACGCGAGCGCTAGTATAATCGGCGTCAACATCACCGAATCCGAAAGGATTACTGATGAGGTCACCCTGCTTGGTCTGACCCTTATTGCTTGCATACTGATATTCGATGTAGGTAATGAAACCAGACATAGAAGACATCGGATGCACAATTACCAGATCATGAGCAATGAGATTAGGAAGAGCAACTGTAGTAAGATTCAAACAGAACTTTTTGAACATTCCCATGTCTGCGCGCTGAGTTGCAACGGAATTGTCAAATGCTTCATTCATGAACTTGTTTGTATTTTCAAGACATTTAGCAACAACAAGCTTCTTGTTGTTAGACATTTTTTCGCCATTATTGAGCTTTGCATGAACAGTGTCAGCAACAGCAAGGCGATTCTTATAAGCTTCAAATAAGGACTTAGCCATTGTTATATTCTCCAATATTTCATAGTTGTTTGTTTAATTTACTTTATCTATATACAAACGACGAAGTTTCTTATCGGATGAAATTGCTTAATGTTAAATCAATTTCGTCATCAATTCTGTCGTCGTTGTACCCAGAACTGACCTTTACTTTTGATTCTTTGATTACCATCTTCTTTGGCTTTTGTTCAGCCACATTAAACGGTAGTGAATTGATTGCTAACTTGTACTTCTGTAACTCTTCACAAATTTTATCAATGTCGCTAAATGAATAATTTTCATTTAACTTATCCTTAATTTCGCTCGGCTTAATACCAAGTCTACTTGCTTGTGAACTAATATATTTATCAACTGCTGTTTTTGCAATTGTTTTATAACGTTCAACAATCTGTTGTGACTGAGTTACTTTTGCTGAAGCTTGACTCTTAATAATTTGAACATCTTTGTCTCTATCAGCAAGTTGTTCTGTAAGAGTTTTGTTTTCAGCTTGAAGTTTTTCAGTTAGCTTCTTGCTTCTTGCTTGTTCAGCTTTTAGATCTTCCTCTAATGACTTTACTTTTTCATTTGTTGAAGATACGCTCTCTGTCAACTGAGCTCTTTTGGTATTACCTAACTTAACTCGCTGAACAAGAGAATCAATCTGGGTTTTCTGCTCTGTAATGATTTGCGCTGTTTTTTCAGCCTTTACATTTGCTGCATTAAGCTGCTCTTGTAACTGCTGATTTGTTGCTTTGCATGTTTTTAGTTCCTGATTAGTTCTTGTTAAAACATCACTATAACGAGCCTCTTTTGTATAACAAACTGATAATTTCTCTTGTAATGTTTTAATTTGCTGTTCAAGTTCTTTTTCACGTAAAGCACTCTCTTGTAACTCTTGAATCATAAGGGCTCCGGAATCTTCGGCTGCCTGATCTTTTTCTTCATTTGTTACATCTATATCATCAACAGGGGTAGAGGTATTTTCCTCTTCCTGATCTGTTGCATAATCAATTTGAAGGTCATCAAGTGTTTCCTTCATTGTTCTTTGCTCATCTTCTGTGGATTTATTTAATTCCTCTTGAAGAGCTTTTTTAAGTGTTTTTGTTGTATCAAGTGATTCTGTGACATATTTCAGTCTTGCTTCTTTAACAGCGGGTAATAAAACAGCATCCCAACATTCACAATCATAAGAATCAGGCTCTACTGTTTCTCCACCATCATAGTCCTCAAATGTATCACCACTACCTCTGCTTGATACACCAATTTTACAACCGTAATCGCACATTGTTTTTAATATACGACCATTTGGTGTATTCAAGATATCAAACACACCATAAAGTTTTCCATCATTGCCCTTTTTCGGAACTTCGGCTAAACAAATACAGATCTTTTCCATATCAACTTCTTGACGATCTGCAGGATGACCAAGCTCACCGAATAAACAACGATTTTCAAACTTTTCTTTCATAATCGGATCATTGAAGGTCTTTTCCCACAACTCTTCCGTATAACGACGACCGTTACGTGTACGGTTTCGGAAATCCGCTATTACACCAACAAGTCTACCGAGAATACCACGTTCTTGCTGTTCTTCAGCTGATAATTTCTGGTATTTCATTTCATTTGTTGTGTTGAAACTTTCTAACATTTTATCATCACCTTTACATAGAATAAACAGCTCAAACAGCTTCTTCTACAATCATTATACTATTGTACTATTTTATATACAATAAACTGTTTGTTATTTATTCATATATTCAAATGCTTTAAGGTCAGCCTTGATTATCTGTAAAACTTTTATGCACGGAACAAGATCAAATGTTCTACTGTAGTTTAACAGCACTTGAGATATTTCTTCGAATCGTGTGTGAGCAAGAAACATCCTTGAATCTGAAACATTTGGTTCATACAGTAAAATTTGTAAATTAAGTGCTGCTAATGTTGTTAGTACTGAATCGGTGCAATCAATTTCGTCACATGTTACAATGTTTTTGTATAGATTTGACTTTTTTGAATTGTAACTTTTTCTAATTTTTTCATAAAAGCTACAAGCATCAAATGGTCTGCGTTCATTTATGAACTTTATAACATTTATATCAATGTCTGCCGATGTAACAGCTTTTTGCATCATTTCGTTAACATTGATACCTTTTGCACTTAATTCAGATAATAGTAAAATACAATCACGTTTTGTTATCATATTGATATACAATTTCCTTC